CTGCTGTCCGTCAATCTGACCGGCTTCCTTGCAGGTGCACTGGCCAAGATCTCCAAGAGCCTGATCAATGCTACCGATCTGGACCTGGTGGAGTTCGTAACCACCAAGCTTGCAACTGCGACTGCGGAGTTCATCGATCATGAGATCGTTGTCGGAACTGCCGGCAAGGTAGTTGGCCTGTCCAACGCAACCCAGATCAAGACCGCAGCTGCTGCAGCGGCCGTAACGATGGACGAGATTATCCAGCTGAAGGACATGCTGAAGAGCGTGTTCCAGGATGGGGCTTACTTCGTCATGAATCCGGAGACCCTGACTGCAGTCCGCCTGCTGAAGGATCAGAACCTTCGCTACTATGTCAACGATGATGTCACTTCCGAGTTCGGCGTGACTCTGCTTGGCAAGCCGGTCTATGTATCTGATCAGATGCCGAAGATGGCAGCAGGCAAAGCCGCGATCGTCTACATCAATCCTGCACAGGCTCTGGCTGTCAAGCTGGTTGAAGACTCTGTTCAGGTCTTGAACGAGAAGTATGCGACTCAGCACGCAGTAGGCATCGTCAACTGGGTTGAGTTCGATGCAGCTATTCAGAATCAGCAGGCTGTTGCTGTCCTGAAGATGAAGGCAGCGTAATCAGCCGGACAGGAGGTCTGACATGAAGGTAAAGGCCACTGCATCCTTTGCCGGAATTGGATTCGCTGCGGTTCCCGGAGAGACGATCGATGTCCCGGAAGCCGTAGCGAAAGACCTGATTCAGGCGGGATTCGCTAAGAAGGAAGCGGTCACGACCGCAACCAAGGAGAAAAAGAAGAATGAAGATAAGTGAGGTTACGCTCAGCATTATGGCCGGCCAGCTCCGGGAAGATGCCTCCGAGCTCAATGATGATGAAAAACAGATGATCGAACAGGTCATGTGGCCTGCTGCTATCCAGTACGTCATAAGTGAGACAGGCATTGAGGGCGTGGATGAAGCGGATCAGAACGGCAGAAGACTGGACGACTATGAAGATCTGACAGTTGCTGCGCTGTGCTTGCTTTCGGACATGTACGACAACCGCCAGATGGCAGTGGATAAGACGAGCGCGAACCGCACAGTCACGAGCATCTTAGGCCGGTACCGGTTCAATTTGGTACCGAGCACGGAGGCAGAATGAACGCTGGAAGCTATCGCAAGAGAATAAAGATCCAGAAGCTGAGCGTCAGCGAGGATGCGAATGGATTCGAGACCGAAGAGTGGACTGACTTCTACGGCAACTACGCCTATGTCAATCAGCTTTCCGGGACAGAGTTCTGGCAGGCCGCTGAAGTGAAAGCACAGAACACGGTGAAGTTCACACTGCGGTGGCACAAGAAGCTGGACCAGATCAACACGAAGCAGTTTCGGATCAAGATGGGCGAGCGGATATTCAACATTACGAATGTGGACAACGTCATGCTCAAGAATGAGACGGTGAAACTGAGCGCGGTGGAGGTGATTTAAATGTTCGATATAGAGATACCTGCCGATTACCTGCAGGAGCTCCTCGGATATGAGTTCACGGAAGTCGCGAAGGAATTGCTGGACAAGGCATCGCCTGCACTCGTAGAAAGCACAAAAAGCGCAATGCGGGCTGTCGTTCAGCACGGTGGAGAATCCGACATGATCAATTCCGTAAAGGCCAATAAGGCCAAGGAAGCGGTCAACGGTGCGGTGATTGTGAATGTGAACCCGAAAGGATACAGCAATCATACATTCAGCCGTGAATCCGGAGGAAGAGTCCATCGTTATCCAGTGTCCAATGCACTGAAAGCGATCTGGCTGGAATATGGCGTTGCCGGCAGACAGCCTCCGCGGCCATGGCTCTCAGCCAGCACAAGGGCTGTTGAGTCTAAGGTCATGGAGCTGATGCAGGAAGAATACAACAAAAAGGTAAATGCGGAATGAATGTGAATCCAGAGATCATAAAGCTCAAAAAAGTCACTGGTCTGAATGTTTATCCGGACAAGATGCCGGATGACAGAAACGATGAGATGTTCATTGTGTTCGCATATGAAGGTGAGTATGGCGCACACTTCGGAGACAATGAGGTGCTTGCAGATGAGGCACAGATTCAGGTCTCACTGTATACGCCGCCGAAGTATGACTATATCAGCCTCAAGGAGCAGATCAGAGAGTACCTCGAGACACTCGGGATCATCACAAACATCCGCAGCTACCTGGATGACTACTCAGTACTTGGAAACCAGATCTCACAGATCAGACACACGGTTTTCAATGTTGAAATTACAAAATGGAGGATAAGAGAATGATCGGTACACCCGTAGGAGTATCAAAACCCATCGTAGCAAAGTACGACCTCGAAGCCGGAACGTACAGCGAGGGCTTTGTTTGTGGAGAAGCGCAGGCAGCAGGTGCTGCTCCGAGCTACACTTCTCAGAACCTTTACGGCGACAACAAGGCCGTTGAGCAGATCACGCGGTTCCAGAACGCGCAGGTCACGCTGAACACTACAAAACTTCCCCTGGTTGCGGCCAGCGTTATGTTTGGACACACAGTCGACCAGAGCACAAAGAAGGTCACGAAGTCTGCAGACGACGAAGCAAACTATGTCGGCGTCGGATATGTTGTAACCCTTGTTGCAAATGGCGTTTACAGCTACGAAGCAGACATCATCCACTGCTGCAAGTTCCAGGAGCCTGCAGGAAACTTCCAGACTATCGGCGACAGCATCACCTTCGCCACCCCGGCACTGACCGGAACGGCAATCGCCGACAAGGAAGGCGACTGGGAGACGGACCAGGTATTCGAAACCGAGGAAGCAGCTCTTGAGTTTATCAAGACGAAGTTCGGGATGAAACCATAAGCAGCAGGTCCAAAAACAAAAAAATAGGAGGAGGCGGCGCTGAAAAAGGCGCCGCCTTTTTACCGACATGATGAGAAAAATCGAACTGAACCATATCGAATTATCTGGAGAAGTATATCCGGTATACTGCGACATCTACGTATTGGAAAAGATCCAGGAGCGTATGCCGATTTCAGAATTTGAGCGCCAGCTGATCGGAAGAGCCATTGAACGCGACGATCACGGCCGGCCCATGTACAACGAGGATGGATCCTTCAAACTAATTCCGGCGGCGCAGAATCTGCAGATCCTTGTGTTTGCAGCGATGCTGATGATCAACGAAGGCATCGAGATCCAGAACGATCAGGACGGGACGGATCTGGAGCCGCTGACCGAGAAGTACGTCGCCCGCATTATTGACATGAACTATGTCGAGCTTACGATCGCACTTCACCACGAGTTCAATCGGTGCTTCGGAAGTAAAAAAAAAGAAGCCGCGATGAATTAGAAAAAGAAAACATCGAAATAAACTTCCTGCACATCTATACGGTGAGCCGGCTGAGGCTGGGCTACACCGATGACCAGACAAGCCGGATGCAGATCGGGTACTGGTCAGACGTCTATCACGAGTACCGCATGCTCTACAACTTCGAGAAGAAGGGCATGATCTACAAGGACATCGAGGATGAACAGCAGGAATTTTCAAATAGCCACATTGAGATAAAGCCATTGTCTCAGGTCAAGGAAGGATAACACATGGCCAAGAAGGGGACGATAGGCGGCAAAATCGTACTCGACGGCGCGTCGCAGTACAATGCCGACCTGAAGAATATCAAGTCGAATCTGACCGAACTGCGCAGCGAGATGAAGGTGCTGAATGCTGAGAACGCGACAGCACAGAACACAGCTGAAACACTGTCCGCCAAGTCGGAGATCCTCGAGTCCATGTACGAGCAGCTGGGCAAGAGAGTCGAGACCTACGGCAAATTCCTCGAGGAAGCGAATAAGGCTCACGAGAATGCCGGGCAGGCAGTCAGCACATATAAGGATCAGCTGGAAGCGGCGAAGACACAGCTGGAACAGATGACATCCTCCGGCAAGGCATCCGAGGAAGAGATCGCAGCACAGCAGAAGGTTGTCTCGGACCTGACGGAAAAGCTGCACGAGGCGGAAGCCGGGTATCAGGCGACCGGGCAGAAGGTTAATCAGTATCAGGCAGCCGTCAACAATGCGAAGGCAGAACAGGTAACGCTCGGATCGGAACTCGAAAAAACAAACGGATACCTGGAGGAAGCCAAAGAATCTGCGGACGGATGCGCGAAGTCTATCGATGAGTTCGGCAAGGAAGTTAAAGAAGCCGGAGACGGCACTGAGAAAGCACAGAACGCTCTGGACGCACTCGCCAAGTCGGAACTATTTAAGGTCGTTGGAGAGCAGGCAGAGAAGGCATTCCAGATGCTCTTAGAGTGTGCGGATGCTGCCGATAAGTTCGAGAGTGCCATGGCAAAGGTGCAGTCCATCGCACAGACAGACAGTGCCTCTCTGGGGACCATGGCGAACAGTCTGCAGACATATTCCGTGCAGCTCGGCGTTTCTGCCAACGATCTGGCAGAAGCAACATATCAGGCGATTTCCGCAGGCGTGGATTCATCACAGGCTGTGGACTTCGCGGCCGGGGCCACAAGGCTGGCTGTCGCCGGATTTACCGATGCCTCGAATGCTGTTGACGTCGTCACCACTGCGCTGAATGCGTATGGCATGGAAGCAACAGAAGCCGGCCACGTAATGGACGACCTGATCAACACGCAGAACTTAGGCAAGATCACTGTCGATCAGCTGGCCCAGGGCCTTGGCCGTATCATCCCGACTGCGGCGGCATTCAATGTCGACATGGACAACCTGTCCGCAGCAATCGCAGAACTGACAAACAAAGGCGTGCCGGCCAGACAGACGATCACATATCTGGGCGCAATGCTCTCCGAACTGGGTGACCAGGGATCTGATGTATCCAAGACGCTGAAGGACGAGACCGGGAAGACCTTTGGAGAGTTGATGGAGTCAGGAATGTCGCTCGGCGAAGTGATGAAGATTCTGTTCAACTCGGTCGAAAACGATAAGACAGCTTTCATGGGCTTGTGGGGGCAGACGACAGCAGCAACGGCGGCATTCAATATCGCGGCAGACGAAGGCGAGAAGTTCAGCTATATGCTCGGCGAAATGGGAAACAGAGCTGGAGCAATGGAGGAAGCTTTCGGGATCATGGCCGATACGTCGGAGATGACCGGCAAGAGACTGAAAGTCGCAGCGGAGAACTTAAAGGTGTCGATCGGCGAAGCACTCAACCCCGTGCTCGACAGTCTCCAGGAGAAAGGCCTTGCCGCACTGGAACCGATCAACGCTTTCGTAGAAGAGCATCCGGAGCTGGTGCGCGCCGTAGCAGGAGCCGCGGCAGCCATCGCCGGAATGACGACAGCTCTTGCAGCGTACACCGCGGCGGCAGCTCTCGCGAAGCTCGTGACGGGAGACGTCACTGGCGTTCTCATGGTCCTTGGAACCGCTGCAGTCATGGGCGGCATTCTCGGGCTGGCATCAGGTGCCGAAGATGCCACATCGAACATTCAGAAGCTCACGAATGCTTCGAAGGATCTGGCGAAAGAGACCGACAACATGAATGCGGCTTTCCGCCAGAATGCGGAGGATCGCAACGCTGCCAGAGACGCGATGGATCAGCAGAGCGGTATCTGCGAGAAGCTGGTCCAGGAACTGACAAGCCTAAATGGGATCACCGATCAGACGGCAGAGACGCAGGCCAGACAGCAGGCCATCGTGAACCAGCTCAATTCAGCACTGCCGGGGCTCGGCCTGGAATACGATGCGGCAACCAATTCGCTGAACATGTCAACAGAAGCCCTCGAGGCGAACGTCGAGGCCATGATGCAGCAGGCCAAGGTTATGGCAGCCCGCGAAGACATGCAGCGGATCGCGGATGAGCAGTACGAGACCGAGAAGAAGCTGGCTGAACTGGAACAGCAGATCGCGGACCAGATCGGAGCGAATGTCGAGGCATACGAGCGTCTGAACGAGCAGAAACGCATCAATGCCGAGATGGACGACGGAAACATCGGCGGCATCGAGCAGGCGCTCACAGAATGGCAGAACGGTAAGGATGCCTTGGCAGAACTACAGGCTCAGTATGCTGAGACACAGCAGACGCAGAGCGCACTCAGCGACGAGTTCGCACGGACAGCAGAGTATGCCGGAATGGCATCCGGCGCCTATGATGACACAGCAGAATCTGCAGACAACCTGGAAGGCAAGACCAGAACCCTGGCAGACATGACGAAGGAGGAAGCAGATGCCTTTAAGGAGGCTCACGATGCAGCTCTCCGGTCATTACAGGGGCAGGGTGATGCATTCGAAGAACTTGCCAACAGAGCAGAGCTCAGTGCCGGCGAGATGGCCCAGACGGTCGCCGATACGACAAAGACACTGCAGGACCAGGCAGCAGGGATGCAGGAGTATGCAGAACTCGTTGCGCGTGCAGTCGAGGTCATGCAGGAAAACGAGGACTCAACCGGGTTCCTCTCGAGCATCATCGACAAAGGCCCTGCTGCAGCCAACGAACTGGAAAGCTTCGTAAGCGCTGCCGAGAGCACGGGACCGGCGCTGGAAGCGTTCAACACCGCGGTCGAAGCTTTCAATGACACGACAGAGCTCACAGAGAACATCGCAAATCTGAGAGCGGCATTCGAAGGC